TTACTCTTGGTCAGACTGACGTACCCGCTTTTCCTAACAATTACTTTCGGTATGACTGTACAACGGGACTCGCCGGTAATGCAACTATGATCCGTCAACGAGTAGAAGATGTATCTGAGTGGGGCGGTCAAACTTTTACGTTAAGCTATTATGCAAAAGCAGACAGCGCTATAACTACCCGAGTGCAGGCTATAACCAAATATGGGGATGGCTCTGCTTCTCCTAACAATACAGCGTTAGATGTAGACATAACTCTTAGTACATCTTGGCAGAAGTTTGAGCATACGTTCACAACTGAATCTAGTACAGGGAAGGATATACAGAATAACTCTTACTTAGAGATAGCTTTTATAGAGCTAACCTCTTCGGGTAATGGTTCATTCGTCTTTGATTTAGCTAATGTCAAGCTTGAGCTTGGCACTGTTGCTACCCCTTTTGAGAAAGAGCCTTATGGGGATGTGTTAGCTAAGTGTCAGCGTTATTACTTTCGGCAAGGTACTAACTGGCTCGTACATAGGGAGTATCGATCCACAGCCGCAGCTGTAATTACTTACAGGCTAACAGGCTACCTACCTACGACTATGAGAACAGCAGACCAAACTGTAACCTTGTTAAATACTTCCAGTGAAAACATAACTACTTTCCCGTATATAGACGCTAGAAAAAGAAACAGTATCTCGTTTAACTACGCACCTAACAACGTAGGCGGTTTGTACGGCTTTCGTATGGGCATTGCAGTAGACGCAGAACTATAAGGAGAAATGATGTCTAGAAATAGAGACACAGGTGCCTACGGGCATCTAGGAGATAACACCAACCTCCTTATCAACGGTGACTTCCAAGTGTGGCAACGTGGAGATAGTCATACTCCAACTGTAAGTAGCGAGTATTACGCCGACAGATGGAAAAATTCAACAGCGTCTTCGGGCGAAACTCGTCAAATTCGTGATGCAGGTCTTGGTTATGGGTACAGAATTGTAGGCAGTAGCACTACGGCGTTCTATCAACTATCGCAGAGAGTAGAGCTTAACTATGCTTTACGAGAAGAGCTAAGTAACAACACATATACCTGTAGTTTTGTGGGCGATTTACCTGATGTGACGGACTCTTACCGTGTGTATGTTAGCATTGAACATACTGGCGGTACTGAAGTGGTTGGATATGTACCTATAGTACAAGTAGGCAACAAGTATACTGCTACCATAGACTTCCCTGATCTTGGTAGTTTAATACTTGATGATACATCTTATCTTAACCTAGCGATAAACAACAACATCTCGCCTGCACCTGATGGAAATTACGACATATACCAAGTTAAGTTAGAAAAAGGTGATGTAGCTACTCCCTTTGAGTACGAATCTTACGGTGATGTGTTATTGAAGTGTCAGCGGTACTATCAAGTAGGTACTGTCAGCGTCTCAGCAACCAATAACACAACAGGCAATACTTACTATCAAAGTGTTCAGTTTGCAACTACTGCCCGTGTTACACCTACCGTGACGCTTTCAGGCGGCAGTGCAGTATCAGGTAATGGTGGCGATACAGCTGTAGCAGGCTTACGTACAACAGGCTTCAGTAAATCTTTTACTACTACCGGATTTGACCGTATTAATAGCCAAGACTATACAGCAGACGCAGAACTATAAGGAGAAATTATGAGCGAATTAATTATCAAAAATTACATAGAACAACAGAACGGCAGCTTCTCCTTTGAGGGTATGTCTATCCCTGCTGATACAGCTAACCGCCACTACTCTGCTATGCTACGTGAAGTAGCTGACGGAGAGGCTACTGTAGAGTACTACGCAGGTAGCGATAGAGAGGCAGCAGATGCACTAGCAGACCTAGTAAACACAGAGCGCTCATGGCGTGATGCTGAGTTAGCTAAGGCTGATATTGAAATCTACAAACTAGAAGACGTAAGCTCTCCTGCTACAGCCTACAGAGCGTATCGTGTAGCTCTACGTGACTACCCACAACAACCAGACTTTCCTAACGGCACTCGACCTACTTCACCATAGGGGGCAACATGGTCAACAAAGAAAAGCTAAAAGATACTATGGGTCGTCCTCTCACTCAGTCTCTGTTCTTAGAGATTGGGTATGAGACGGACAAAGCAGTATTCACCCTAAAGGATCAAGACCATGTTTATGAGGGGGTTACTTACCCCTCTCTTAAGAGACTCTTCTTAGAAATGGAAGACATAGTTGAATATGACTTTGCATCTGAGTACCTTCTCAACTGGCAACACTGGCAGCGCCTTAATAAGAATAAGGTGCTTGCTAAACACTTTGCAGAGTGGAGAGAGGAACTAGAGCTTCGTATTCGCTCACAGTCAGTCAGAGGCATACTTGATATGAGCACAGATAGTTTCCAAGCTCTCAAGTGGATTTCTGACAAAGGTTGGGATAAGAAGTCAGCAGGGCGACCAAGCAAGAAAGAGAAGCTACAGGAAGAACGTATGCAGCAACGCTTGGAAGAAGAGTTTAACGATGATGTAGTACGATTGCTTAAGGCTTAGTATGATTGAGAAAGAAGATGATTGGCTAATAGATGCCAAGATACGAATAGAGAGAATGCCCGAGAAAGCTAAACAGGTAAGAGAGAGGTGCTTTGATGATCTGCACTTCTTCGCCCAGCTAGTTAATCCGGGCTATATGTACGGGAGCGTTCACAGAGAAATCTTCCAGTGGATGCAAGAGTACTCCTTATTCGGTCAAGGAACCTCTTGGACCTCTAACAAGCTAATCATGCTTCCTCGTGCTCACCTTAAGTCTCACATGGTAGCCACTTGGTGCTCTTGGATCATCCTAAGGCATCCAGAGGTTACTATGCTTTATCTGTCAGCAACAGCAGAGTTGGCAGAGACACAGCTATACGCTATCAAGAACGTGTTGGGCTCTAAGATATTCCAAAGATTCTTCCCTGAATACTTGCACCCCCAAGACGGTAAGCGAGAGAAGTGGTCAGAACGTAAGATCATTATAGATCACGAGAAGCGTTCTCAAGAAGGTACAAGGGATGCTACAATATCTACAGCAGGGCTAACCACAAACACTACTGGTTGGCACGCTGACATTATCTTAGCAGATGACTTGGTAGTACCAGAGAACGCATATACAGAAGAAGGTCGTAAGAGTGTAACAAAGAAAAGTTCACAGTTTACTTCTATTCGTAACGCAGGGGGCTTTACAATGGCCTGTGGTACGAGGTATCATCCAACTGATGTTTACTACACTTGGAAGAAGCAGTACTATGACGACTACAATGACGAAGGGCTTCTAGTAGATAAGAAGCCAGTATGGTCAATCAAGGAATACGTTGTGGAGGAAGATGGCGTATTCACTTGGCCGAGGACTGTCAGGGATGACGGTAAGGCATATGGGTTCGATCAAAAGACTCTTGCTCGAATCTACGCTGAGTATGAAGACAAGGTACAGTATCATGCTCAGTACTACAATGACCCTAACGAGTCTTCTAGTGAGCGTATATCGAGAGAGAAGTTTCAGTACTACAACCCTAAGTTCCTAAAGAAAGAAGGCTCTAGGTGGACTTACAATGGCCGTAGGCTTAACATATATGCAGCAGTTGACTTTGCATTTAGTTTAAACAAGGATGCAGACTGGACAGCTATCACTGTTGTGGGTGTTGACTTTGAAGGTAACTACTATGTACTTGACATAGACCGCTTTAAGTCAGACAGGGTTAAGGAGTACTATGACCACATTGCTAGACTACATTCTACTTGGCGCTTCTCTAAGCTACGAGCAGAGGTCACAGTAGCTCAGATAGTCATTGTAAACGGCATAAAGGACTACATTAAGAAGAATGGTCTTAGCCTACCAGTAGAAGAGTACAGACCTTCTAGCAAGGAAGGTAGTAAGGAAGACCGTATGAAGGCTGTCCTTGAGCCTCTGTACGATAACCTACAGATGTGGCACAGAGAAGGTGGTTGGACTATGGACCTAGAAGAAGAGCTAGTGCAAGCTAGACCCTCTCACGATGACATAAAGGACTCTCTAGCATCTGCTATAAGCATTGCTGTGAAACCTAAACAGAGTATTAAATCAAAAATGGAAGACTTCATTAACAAACCTAATAAAACTTCACGCTTTGGAGGCGTTGCATTTAGATGAGTTCAGATAAAGTAGCCGAGATAAAAGGTCTCGTAGACCAAGACCCTAGCTCAGCTTGGGTGACAGCGCTGTGGGAAAAGTACAACCACCAGCGAGATAAGCGTATTAACGAGTGGACAGAGCTTCGTAACTACGTATTTGCAACAGATACAAGCACAACCTCTAACAGCTCATTGCCTTGGAAGAACTCTACAACTATTCCTAAGCTGTGCCAAATACGGGACAACCTCTATGCTAACTACAAGTCAGCTCTGTTCCCTAACAGCAACTGGCTCAAGTGGGTAGCTAACAGCCAAGAGGCAGCAGCTAAGTCTAAGCGTGATGTGATTGAAACCTACATGTCTAACAAGGTAGGTAACTCAAGAGTCAAGGAAGCCTTTGAACGCATTCTATTGGACTACATAGACTATGGTATGGCTTTTGCCACTGTAGGCTTTGAGAGCCGTTATAAGGAGCTCTCAACGGGTGATAAGCTACCTAACTACGTAGGACCAATGCCTGAACGTATCTCACCTATGGATATTGTGTTTAACCCACTGGCTGCTTCGTTCACACAGTCTCATAAGATTGTACGGTCTATCAAGACTATTGGCGAACTAAAGAAGCTTGCTGAGACAGACCCCGATCAACGGTTCTGGACAGAGGCAATTGAGAAGCGATTGGAGATAAAGCGTAACCTAGGGGGTTACAGCAAAGAAGACTTTGACAAAGCTATTGGCTTCGAGGCAGATGGTTTTGGTAGCATGTACGAGTACTTCACTGGTGACTATGTAGAAATCCTAGAGTTCTTTGGTGACTTCCATGACTCAGCTACAGGTGAGCTACAGACCAACCGAATGATTACTATTGTAGATCGTTCTGTAGAAGTACGTAACGAAGTAATGCCTACCCTGCTTAGCGAAGCCCCTATCTATGCTGTAGGTTGGAGAGACCGACCAGACAACTTGTGGTCTATGGGACCACTAGACAATCTAGTAGGTATGCAGTATCGACTAGACCACCTAGAGAACCTTAAAGCTGACGCTATGGACCTATGTGTTCACCCACCACTAAAACGTATTGGTGAGGTAGAAGAGTTTGTATGGGGTCCGGGTGCAGAGATCGTCATAGACGAAGGTGGTGACGTACAGGAGCTTGGTAAGAACCTAAATGGTATCATGGCAGCAGCTAGTGAAATGGCTGGCCTAGAGGACCGTATGGAGCTGTACGCAGGTGCTCCACGAGAAGCAGCAGGTATTAGGACTCCGGGTGAAAAGACGCTAGGGGAAGTAATGCAGTTGGCTACAGCAGCAGGTCGTACATTCCAAGAGAAGGTTACTAAGTTTGAAGAGCGACTACTTGAACCTGTCATTAACGCTATGCTAGAGTCTGCTAGACGTAACTTACAAGGCATTGATGTAGTAAGTCTAGTTAACGAGGAATATGGCGTACAGGAGTTCCTAGAGATTACTGCTCAAGACCTAGTGTCAAATGGTATCATCAAGCCTGTAGGTGCTCGTCACTTTAGCAAGCAAGCACAAGACTTACAGAACCTAATGACTGTGTTTAACTCTCCGCTAGGTCAGCTTGTAGGGCCACACACATCTGCTAAGAACCTTACTAAGTTTGTAAGTGATATATCAGGTCTAGAGGGTTATGAAATCTTCTCACCTAATGCAGCAGTGTTTGAGCAGCAAGAGCTACAAAGCACAATGAATAACGTACAGGAAGAGGCAGCAGCAGTTGACTCTACAGAGACTGTAGTATGAAGAAGACTTGGACAGACGGACAGGATGCACACAAAGCACAACGGATAGAGGATGCCTTCAAAGCATCTTCTGTGCTAAGGCAACGACTAAAGGAAATCTGTCAAAAAGAGATGGAGGGGTCTTACGACCTTTCCAAATCTCAATACGATTGTCCTAACTGGCAAATGCTTCAAGCAGACTCAGTTGGCTACCGTAGAGCACTAGATAAAATACTTAGACTTATTTCCTAAAATTAGTGGTAAAAACGCGATTTTTCTGGTATATAGGAGTATAAGAAGCTTATACAATTACTTATAACCTTACTATTATAAGTCTATTACTATCTTCATATATTTTTATTTACTATAACTTTATTATAAAAGAGATACCTACCAGTATGTCAGCATTTGAAAGTAACTCTCAGGCAACCCCTGAACAGAATCCAGCATCTAATAATGCGTTCGTTGACCAACTTACTAGCATTAAAAATGAATCTGGAGAGCAGAAATACGACTCAGTTGAAAAAGCTTTAGAAGCATTACAGCATTCACAAAACTATATCCCTGAACTTAAAACTTCTTTATCAGAAAAAGAGCAGGAAATAGCAGCGTTGAAAGAAGAACTTAATAAGCGAGCAGCAGTTGAAGAAGTCGTAGAAAAGCTCACTGCAAATCAGCCCGATCAGAGTACCCCTCAAGTATCAGGACTTGGCGAGCAGGAAGTTTTAAACCTTGTCCAAAACTTCTCTCAGCAGCAAGAGACTCAAAAGTCTAAGGCTCAAAATGAGCAGATGGTTAGTGACAGTCTATTTGCATCTTTCGGAGATTCTACTCCAAAGGTCGTAGCAGATAAAGCAGCAGAGTTGGGAATGACTGTAGAAGGGCTTCAAGCTCTATCTCAGAGTTCTCCACAAGCAGCACTAAAACTATTTGAAGTCAAGTCTTCTGGTAGCGTCAAGGTATCTACCTCAAGCGTCAACCAAGGACTTAACCAAAATCAAGAAGATACTGGTTTGCCTATGCC